ACGCCGTGCGGCCGGCAGGCCTGAAAGGTTGCAATTCTAAATTACATCTTCTGACGCTCTTTCATCCAGTTACGCACGTCTTCAACGCGCCAGGCAGTTACGCGCTCTGACAACTTGTAGGGGGCTGGGAAATTTCCATCTTTAACCATGCGCCATAAAGTCGGTTGAGACACAGGGATTGGTGATGGAACTAACTGTGATAGCCGGACGTACCCGTCATCAGGTAATTTGGCGAATGAAGGGCAATAGCCCTGTTGCTGGTCTGTGTTATTTTCTTTCATGATGTAGCCTCATACTTTCTGAATGTTTATGAGTCCACTTTAGCAAAGACTGTTTTTATAATCAATGGAAAAGGTACAGTTTTTTGTACCTTTTAATTATCTGTCTCGGTAATCTTTAAACGAAGGTCTGAATAGCCTCGCTCACCCGTACTCCTATTGTTGGGTGATTGGTTCCGGCGATATGAAATTCATTCCCTGTTATTCCCGGTATGTCGGATATATCGACAAATACGGCATTTGAGATGCTCGACGCCAGTTCCTGCCTCCACGTATTAACGTTGTTCCAGTTTTCCTCGCTGGCTCCCGCAGCCCCCAAAGCTGCGGTCCACTGATGCAGTCCGACGATTATTAAAGGTATGCCGGAGCCGCGTACCGCTCTCAATTCGGCTATCAGACCGGCGAAGCTGGTTTTATACACTTCTTCCGAAGTTCCGTCCGCGGCGTCACTTTCACCGCCATGATGGACCATAACAGACATGTTTCCGGCCTGCATACCCATCTGCATGCGAAGACAGGCGGCATAGGGAAGGTCGTTTATTACATTGTCAGCGGCCGGAGACCCCGTACCTGCGCTATATACCGTCCAATCCGATGCCTGACCCGATCCCCATTCGGCGGCTGGAACCGTATAATACTCATTGCCGTCATCGGCCAGATCATCAAGGCAATAACCCATATACGAATAACCGGGCGCACCGTTAACCTCGAAGATGGAAAGGCCGAAGAGATTGCCTGTTATATCGGCATACGGGTCTGCGTAAGCTTCATAGTTCCCCGCAAGATCGAGGTTTTTCATCAGGGCCGTGTTGGTATAGGTCGGGGAGTAGGACACGCTGGCAGGCCCGCGAATATTCGACTGCCCGAAACAGAGCACTCCGCGTCGGGAGCCGTCGTATGTCACACCGTCAAGCATGCCGGTGTTGCGCGTCAGATTGCGGATTGTGGCTTCAGGGACAGCCTGATCGTAATATCTGAAATCAATGCTTGAAGCTGCGGTCACATAATTACCGTTGGGATCACGCCCGACACAAATGCCGTCAATGCTCTCTATTGGCGGGTTTATAGCATCATTATCGGTTATAAACTTTATGCCGTTTATATAAAGAGCAAGGTCGCTGCCATCCCAGACAATCCCGTATTTCATGGTTTTGGCAAGAAACCGGCGCTTTAACATGTAATCTTCACGCACGTTTTCCGTATTGTCTGTTTCAACACGTAAAGACATTGTCCTGTGTGTATCGTCGTCGATCTGCAACTGTACCCGTTCGGTCCCGAGATCGTCCGACCCTACATAAATTTGCATCTCATAATTATTATAATCGTCGGCAGGGTCACGCTCCAGACTCGCAAAAAGCGTAAAGGCATCCGGGTTCCATGCATTCTTGTCAAATACAGTCGGCGCACCTCCAGTCAGCTGATAGACGGGTTGCACATTAGCATCACTAGAATTGGCGACTGGGCCGAACCCTAATCCAAGACGTAAATTCATTATATTTCCTTCGCTGTGGAATTTTCCAGCCTCCACTATACATGATAACAGGAACAAATCAAACCACTGGTAGGAGTACGGGGGCGTGTATGATAGGGGTTTGACAATTGCGGCGTAGCATGGTATTGCGCCATTACGGGGTGCGCAGAATGCCCCCAGATGAGCGCAGGACAAAAGAGGCCAAAGATGCTATATTGTGGCGTGAGGCCATGGGTTTAATTCATGACAAACTGAAACAGAAAGGAATTATACAATGAGTATAGCAATGCCAACAGATGCGCAGGGCAAGCCGATTCCCTGCCTTGCGCCACGCGACAACGGTGCGCACTCAATCAGTGTGACCGAAAACAGCGCCCGCAACTCAACCGCTTTCCAAAACAGCGCCGACCCATTATACGGGAGCCGTGTGATTAGCGTTTATTCAGATGTGGGGTTTTATTTTCAATTCGGTGACAGCGCCGTGACGGCCACCACAAGTGACCATTACATGCCCGGCAATGTTTATTATGACTGGACCTTGCCAAAACGCGTAACACATATCGCGGTCATTCGTGCAGCCACCACGGACGGCACCGTCTGGATCTCTGAAAAGGTTTAACTGCGTACAATCTGCGTACTATAGATTGAAAAGCAGGGCTTGCATGGCCCTGTTTTTTTTGGCATTATGGAGGGGACACGCGACCCGTGCGCTTTGAGGCCTTACCGTGCAATGCGGCCCTCACACCAAGCAAATGGCCCTATCGCAGTTTATCAATGACATATCAACATTAACCTAATGGAGGGAAGCCATGACCGTTCATGCTTCTACTAACTTCATTACGTCATTTGATACGCTGGTTAAAAAGCAGTATCAGGGCAAAATGAAGCTTCGCGGCGCGGTTCGTGTCAAGACTGGCGTAAAAGGCAGTACACACGAATTTCCCGTAATTAACAAAGGTGTAGCGACTCCGCGTATTCCGCAGACTGACGTAACACCTATGAACGTAACCCACGGCAAGGCAACAGCCACGCTTGAGGACTGGAATGCGGCAGATTACTCTGACGTTTATGACCTGTCCAAGCTCAACTTTGATGAGCGCCAAGAGCTGGTTGATTGTGCAACAATGGCTATTGGCCGCCGTCTTGACCAGCTGATTATTGACGCTATGGACGCAGGTGCCAATAGCACGCAAGTCAGTGACAACCTTGGTGGTACCGACACTGGGCTGAACATTCAGAAAATCCTGCGGGCCAAGCGCCTCATGGACGATCAGGGTGTGCCCAATGATGGACGCCGTCACCTTGCTGTGTCAGCCTATGCAGTTGAGCAAGGCTTGCTCGAAACAGAGATTGCCAGCGCCGACTACAACCTCTTAATGCCTCTTATGAAGGGTGAAATTACGGACTTTTCTGGCTTTAAGCTTCACATGATTGAGAGCCGTGACGAGGGTGGCCTGTCTGTAGGTTCAAACATCCGTAAGAACTTTGCGTTTCACCAAGACGCAGTTGGTCTGGCGGTTGGCTTGGACATGCGCACAGAGGTTAATTACATACCAGAGAAGACAAGCACGCTGGTCAACGCTATCTTTAGCGCCGGGTCAGTTGTGATTGACGACAAAGGTGTGTATGAGGTTCTGACCTACGAGGCCTAAGCACAATGTGGGTGGCTTATTTGTCACCTACTTTCTTTTAACCGGGTTATATAAGGAGACTGAAAATGACCTTTGCTATTGCTAACTTTGCCCCTGTAGGTAACACGTCCAAGCCTTTGACAGGCGTGGGCACCACTACCCTCAAGGGCGCACCGTCTGTATTCTCATATGCGACTGCAGACGCAGTGAACACCGTAACGGCAGCCAACTACTTTGCTGGTGCGATTCGCCACCTTAACCGCGGGGACTTGATTTACGCCCTGTGTGTTGCAGGTTCTGGCGGCACGCCCGTAGCCAAGCTGCTTTACGTTGTCAGTATCGACAAGGCTGCAGGTACGATTGACGTGTCAGACGGTAACACCATTTCTGCCACAGATACTTACTAAGCTGCCTGACGGTTCTAACGATTTAGAGAGGGGCGGGCGCGTTATGCCCCGCCCCTCTTTCACTAAGGGGCAAGCATGGATTTTTTTACAGGTTTCAACGCCAGCAATAACTTTATAGACCCGCCTGCAGAGGCCCTGCAGATTGGTGAGGCCACACCGCCCGCAGAAAAGCGCAGCGGTGCTTGTTTGATTGTGGGCACACACCCGTGCTGGGATGATGACGTTGACGCAGCCCTTGCTCAATATCCTGACGCTGACATATGCGGCGTGAATGAAGCTGGCAGACTGCTGCCGCTTGACCACTTGGCAACGTGCCACGGGGACAAAATTGAGGATTTTATGCAGCACTGCAAAGCGCAGGTTGAGCTGCCCCTTGTTCATTTCAGAGTCAATGGCATTAAGCCTGACAGTGTTGAATATGCACACCACGTATGGCCGGTGCTCACAATGGCCGGCAGCGCGCCGTTTGCTGCAGCTGCTATGGTTATGCTGGGT